GAACCTTTTGGTTTCTTTTTAGTACCAAACCAAACCGCTAAATCTTCATTAATAGTGTGTACATCATGTGTCGGAACATCGTAAGTACCATCAGTACCTTTTTCCCACATTCCTACTACACGAGCTTTATTATTCTTTAGAGTTTTTTGTTTACTAAGTTTATTAAGTTCATTTTTTAAACTTACGTAAAATGGACCCATTTCGGATTTTTTCCATTTTTTTATACCTAATTCTTGTGGACCGTTATAAACACCTGCAGTTAATGAAGTCATCGTTGCTTCATTTATTGGTAATTTATTAACGTCAATCCATTCATCCATATCTATAAATATTTTAATAATGTAAAAACTTTTAACAAGACCTGTTTTTATCAATATTTTATCCTATACTTAATTGAATATAAAAAATAAAATTATGAGGAGAATTTTTAAAAGGTTGTACGTTAAGTGGTCATTATTATTAAAATATAAATTCATGAAGTCTGAGGATGATGAATTGTCGGAAAATGAAAGGACTTGTGTTAGTATTTGTAGAGGTTTAATTAGACATGACGATTCTAAGTTTTTAATCGCTCCTCTATCAGGTAAACGTTATATCAGAAATACAACTCTTGATTTATTTGTTATTTTAGATGATAGACGAGTAAGTATGACTAATCATGTATATCATTATGATGTTAGATTAGTACAGAGGGATTGGGATAGATTAACAAATATGTATGATAATAAAACAGAAAAAATAAGAATTGATTTAGAAAATCAAATTAAGTCTCAAATAAACTATTCCTTACATACAATTTTGGAAAAGGTTAACGGTTCATTAAATTAAAATTATGGAAGAAAAATTATACGGAAAATTATTTAATAATATACAACTACAAGATGAAAATCATTTAGAGGTATTACTCGATACTATGGATAAGGACAGAGCAATTTATCTTTTGGTTGAAGCGATTAAATATTGTCATAATATGAGTGCCTTTACTCTTGGTGAGTCTGAAGTTATTTCTAAATGTATTAGAGTATTAAGTAGGGAACAAGTTGGGAAGGGAACTGAAGATGACATATAATAAAAAAGACCGATTTGTAGTCGGTCTTTTTATTTTACTATATTTTATTTTTTAACCAAAATTAAATTCTTGTCCCACCACATTAGGGTCTATACCACCACCTCCTGATGCTGCGTCGGTTGAAGTTTGTGTTGTTGAGCCAGCAACCGTAGTTGTTGAAGTTACTGAACCACCCGCTACTGTAGTAGTAGGTGTTGTGGATACTCCTGTTGAGGTTCCTGCAGATGAACCTGATGAACCCTCGAGAGCGTTCATAATTGCACCAAGAGTTAAAGGACCAACTCTACCATCCTCTTTTAAACCAGCACTAAATTTTGTATTGAGTAATTTTTGAACTTCTAAACCTGTGGCTTTTCTAGTTGTTTTAGTAGTTGTTGAAGGAGTGCTTGATACGGTCGGAGCAACAGTTTTAGGTCCAACACTAACTTCTTGTTTACCACCAACCACAAAATCTGTCACATCAGAACTTTCTTGTTCAGAAATAACTTTACCTCTCCTATAGTCAAAGAGATATTTCATTTCATTTATTTCTTTAAGTATATTAGTATTTTTCATAATTATTTGGTAGTTTTGTTAAATACTTTTTTACAAAGTCTATAGTCTTTATTAGTTTTTCTTGTACCACAAGCTTGTTCTAAAGTTGTTGCCCCCGCAACAGGTGCCGCTGAGAATGTTGTAGTGGTAGCCGCGGCAGGTGTAGTAGGTGTAGTAGGGGTTGTTGGTGTAGTAGGTGTAGTAGGGGTTGTTGGTGTAGTAGGTGTAGTAGGGGTTGTTGGTGTTGCAGGTGTCGTAGGTGTTGCGGTTTTATTGGTCGCCGCCGCTGATGAACCTCCACCTAATTTTGCGATAATAGATGAGATTGTTTTAGGTCCTGCCACACCATCCGCAGTTAAACCTAAAGATTTTTGTATTGCCATAATATCGTCTTTAGCAGCCTCATTTAAAAATGATTTACTACCGTGTTTTAAAAGAATACTTCTTTTTTCTTCTTCAGTTATAATTAATCTTTTCATGATTATATTTTTCTTAATTTATTAAATTCCTAATTTAGTTCTAACTGCCTTAGCAGTCACATCATCAAACACACCTGTTTCCGCAACTCCAACAAGTTTTTGGACTTGTTTTACATTGGATTGAGCCACAGGACTTGGTGTTTTAGTTGCGGTTTTACCTGTTGTTGAGGTTTTACTTGATGTAGAAGTTTTACTTGAGGTTGTTGGGGTTACTGTTGAGCCAGGACATGTATACGATTTCATAGTACCATCAGGAGCTTTATATCTTCCGTTGTCATAATAAACAGAACCACCGATTGTGATTGCATAACTACCATTAGACATTTTACCTGGTTTAGCGTCCTTATTGTTAAGGATACATTTATATTTAGCCCACGAAGGTTGCCATTTAACCATAGACGCAATCATCGCGGCTTTAGCACTTCTTGAAATTGCTCCGAACATACCTCCTCCTGAAGATTTTCCTGCTCCAAGTTCTTCTGATTTTCTTTTAGCTGCTAATAATGGTTGGTATACATATTTATTCCATTCACTATCACTATCGATATCACCATCTAAATCACCTAATAATGTACTACCAGGGTAATTTTCAGCATATCTTTTATTAACCGCACATAAATCAGGAATTGTTGCGATTTGTCCTAATGCCGATTTAATAGCATCTTCATCGGTACCCCATCCATCAATTGCGGTTCTCACTTGTTTTGAGATACTATCGAGAGTTCCTCCGTTCATTGTTGATTTACCCATACCTGAAGCATTACAAGCGTCAAATATTTTTTTAACACCATTATAAGACCCTGCAGATGAATTAACATAAGCCAAAGCGGCTCCCACAACACCACCTAAAGCAAGTCCTGTCGCTACCGCTCCCGCATCAGCTTCATCTAATTCAGAATATTCATACATATCTGATTTACCACATCCCTCACACATTCTATTATCCATGTCTTCGGTTATGTATTGTTTTCTTGTGGCACTCTTATGAAGTTTTAAAATTCTTTCTTTTTCTTCTTCATTTAGAAAATACAATTTTTTCATAATTACATTGTTTATAAATAAATATCTTATTAGTTAAAAAAAAACATTTAGAATTCATTATCTAAAAAGAAAAGTGGGTTTCCCCACTTTACCTAATTATTTTTTTCATTGTCCCGTCTTCATACACCTCAAAAATTAAACCCTATAGGTAATAAAGCGGATGATACATTATCATCTAAAAAACCTGCGGTACTATTAGGTAATGTTCCTGAATACGCGGTATTATTCCAATTGGTAAAATTATCATAATTAACACCACCTGTTATTGGTGTATATGTTCCACTTGATGATGAGAAAGAATACCTACCTGATACTTGTCCTACAGTTACAAATGACATTAAAAAAACTAATATCATTAATATAAACTTCATAGTTATTTTTTTTAAGATTATTGTAATTTATAAATATTCTAAATTAAATTAATAATAAGTATAAACACTTAATAAGTTTTATTAATTTTTAGTTAAATGAGCAAAGTATCAATTTAAATTATCAAACAAAAAAAAAGGTCAGATTTATCTGACCTTTTTCTTATTTTTAAGATTTTGATTATCTCAATTCTCTTAAGTCGAATGTACGGATACCATCAACAGTTACTCTACCATAGAAACGGTTGTTAACCATTTTCTTAGCGTATCTTGTCATAATACCTTTGATAGGTGTAAAGTTGAATGGGTTATACATTGTAGGTGTTAATTGTAGAGGTACATACGGTGCGTAGATGTAACCTGTGTCTAACAATGACGTTCCCTTGTGACCAATTAAGATTTGGTTTGGTGGGAAGTAAGGGTCACGGTAAACTTGGTAACGACCTGATAATGTACCAACTCTTTCAATACCCATGTTGTATTGGTCTTGCTCAGGAGACGCGTTAGATACGTGGAAGTATTCTAAATCATCAAAAATCGCAGAAACCTCAGAAGATACAACAATCCAGTTAGCTCCACCTCTTAAAGTAGATTTGTGGATTTGTGCTGACAATTGGTTGATTGCAGTAATCAATGTTTGGTTCCAGTCTTTTTGTGTATACGCAGTAGTAGCGTTGATTCTTCTCCATCCGTTGTAATCCCAACGTAAGTTCCAAGCCGCACCTTTTCTAAGGTCTCTTAAGATTTCACGGTCGATTTCTGCCGCAACTTGTTCAGATAATAAAGCCGTTAATTCAGCTTCAGCATCGATGTTGTGGAATGCCGCTACGTCTTGAGCCAATTCAGGTGACCATTGTGCTCTTAATTTTCTTTCAGTTACAGAAACTGTTACAGACTCAAGGTCGAAAGAAACCTCACCGATTTTGTCTTCGAATTCAAGTTCTTTGTAACGTCTAAATACTGCAGTGAAGTCATTAAGACCTAATGTATCGATTGTAGTACCTGTGTAACCATCTAAAGATGTTGCGTTACAGTTAGCACATACAGGACAAGAAAGGTCAACTTCTAAAAAGATACATCCATCAGGAGTACAAATATCATTAAAGTATCCACCATTTCCTTCTGTAGGCCAAGATGCTTGTGCTCTTGTTGATAAATTAGAAACAATTCCTTGTCCATATTGTTGTGTAACTACACGGAACAATAAAGAATTTGGTATAGTTTTAGCGTCGTCAGCAAAAACAACATTACATGGTGAATCATCATCTGTGAAATTTTCGTTAGCGAATACTCTTAAGTCTGCTAAGAATGATTCAGTATCATACTCATTTCCATCAGGTCCGATTAATTTACCATTACCTGTGTTAGCAAAACCACACATTTTAACGATTACTTTTCTTACGTTTTCGCCATTGTATTGACCATCAGCGTCAACTAAGTTAGAACCATTCCAAACTTGTACGTCTGTAGTTGCAGTAATCGCCGACCACTGACCTTTAGAGTAATCAAATAATCCTGGAGGGTCTAATTGACCTTCATTACCTTCATAGAATAAATCGTAAAGATTTTTCTTGTAAGTAGGATTGTAATTAGACGCAGTACCTGTAGTATAACCTTGACCAGCTTTAGCTTGGTCAGCAGTTAAACCGTTTACTGCTCCAACAGGACCGTAATGTTCTCCTGAACCACCTGAATAAGTCGCCGCATCATAACTACCATCTTTATACCCTTGGATTTTAGGTACGAAGTAGAATAATTTACCGATAGGTAAGTTCATAGCTTGTACAGACACGATGTCGTTAGCTAATAATTTAGAGAATACACGTCTAACGATTGGGAAAACAACAGTTTCAAATGAACCTGAAGAACCGTCAGAAGTTGCCTCATTAATTAGGTGAGACGCTTGGTTCTCATATAACTGAGCTACGTTCTCTTTTAAATGTCCTCTTAGACCTTCTAGGAATCCTAATCTATCCCATTTGTTAATTGTATCTTCTTTGATAACTTTAAGGTGCTTAAGACCGATGTTACCAACAAGACCTGATTCTAATAATGCTCCCATTTTTTTTGGTTTTTTATTTGCTTTTTTGTTTATTTATTTTTTATTATCTTAATTTTGACATTAAGTCTTTCATTCTTAAGAATTGTGGATTTTCATATGTCTTAGACTCAATCAAGTTAACCGCTGAACCTGTAGAAGGAGTTTTTTCAATTACTCTTTCAAATGATTCGTTGATTGGTGATTGGTTTGATGACACAGATAATTCATCCTTAACTTGGTGATATAAATTCTTAGACTCTTTAATAGTTTCTACAGAATCAAATCTTCTTAATATATTTATTTTTTCTTGTTTAGACGTTGAGTGTTCTGTAAACAAACGTGTAGCGTAAGCCAAGTTTGAGTTAAACACCGCAACCTCATTCAATTTATTTCTGAAGATATTTAATGCTTTTCTGTATTCTTCATTTTTTTCTCTAAGGATTTGTATTTCTCTCGCGTCAACGTTTTCAAACGTAAGGTTTCTATTAGGAGTGATTCCTTTTCTAAGCCCTCTTCCTGATTTAGAACCATTACCATATGTACGTGCCGCTTCTTTTGCTTCAAACTTTTTAGGTTTAACTCTAAATTCTCCATCCATTTGACCATTATCTTTGTCAGCGTCAAACTTAGATGCTTTTTTAGCGTTTCCAAATCCAATTCCTTTACCACCGTAACCTTGTTTTTTCACACGTAAGTTTTGGTTAGGTTTGCCATCATAAGAAAATTTAGGTTTACCCATTCCGACTCCAGGTATTTTACGTGACATTTTTTTACTTTCCATTACAGGTTCTTCCATATCTTCATCAATACCTAATCCTCCTGATATTCCTCCTGCTAAAGCACCACCCCAAGACCATTCTTCAAGTTCATCATAATCTCCATCTTTATAGTCATCCGTAGTGTCATATTCATCTTCATCTTCACCACGTCTACCAAAATGGTATTTTAAATCACGATATCTAGAGTGGCCCCGTTCAGAAAGTTCAGGTTCTTCTCCATCAAATTCAATTTCGTAAACGATATCATCGTTATCCTCACCTAATTGGTCAGCACCTTCGTCTCCGTACATTTTGTTCATATCAATACTATCGAAATCATCTTCATCTAAGGCACCCATATTTGCTTCATCGTCATAATCTTCGCGAACGGCAGCGTAAACACCTTCGTCCATACCACCAAGTCCAACAAAGTCAGAAGTGTCATCATAGTCAGAATCTTCAGAATATTCATCTTCAACACCAAAAACTCTTTCAACAAGAGCATCGATATCTTCATTATTCATTCCATCTGTCGACCAATCTTCTTCATTCATATCACCTAATTCAGAGTATTCGTTCAGATAATCTTCTTCTTCAATGTTTTCACCTACTATCATATATTCTTTGTTTGTTTCGTTATCTTTTAAGTTTATGTTCCCATTAGGGTCTTTAGTAACCACTATTTGGTCTTCAGGTCCAAGTAATTGAAACACTTTAAGAACTTCAGAACTAGGTTGACCTGTTAAGTCAATTACATCTTCAGAATCCGCATCTACATCAACGTCAATGTCTTCATCACCTAAGTCGTTATCTGTATCCATATCATCTTCGGCATCCATATCAATGTCTGCGTCATCTTCAATGTCAACATCTGTTTCAACCTCATCTTCATCTTGTTCAGATAGAGATTCTTTTACTAAATCTTTGATTTCTTGCTTCATCGTTGATGCAAGTATTCCTTTTGCATTTTCGGCAACCGCCTCTTCCAAATTCTTCATTTGGATGATTGCTTCTTCTACTAATGATTTTTCTTTTGCCATTTTGCGTTTTTTATTTTTATAATAAATATTACCAATTGTTAAAAAAGTTTTATTTTTAACTGTTTCAACAATTAGTTTTTATATTCCATAAATATTTCTATTTTTGACAAAAAACAAAAAGGAGGTCTATTGACCCCCTTTTCTATGTTAATTAAACTATTGAAATCTAATTATTCTATCACCTCATCTATTTTACTTTCAACAATAGCGGTTATTCGCCAATCTTGTGTATAATGCTCAAACACCTTAGTAATTTTAGCTTCAACATCAGTTGGGTTATAACCCTTAACTAACTTTTCTTCTTTTTGTTTTTTTACTTTACCTGATTCTGAATCTACCATATCAATGGTAACTCGGGCAATGAAATATTTTTCGTCCATAAATAAATTTTTTTAGTATCCTAAATAATCGGATAACTTTCTCATTAAGTCAAGTGATTTATTTCCTGACTGTCCAACATTTCTTTCAATTGACATTTTTTTCTCCTCATCAAGATTTTCCTCGAAATTATTTTTGTCTTCAGGATTTAAAAATAAATAAGCCCCAGGTGTTGATGGTGACGAAACTAAATCAAAACAAATCAATTCAAAATCATCCTGCACTTCATTTTGTTCCCCAACCTTTTTTAATGAACCTACCCCACGAGAAGAAATACCAAGAGTTACCCCTTGTCTTAAATAGTTTGCCGCTAAATCACCTTTTGTGGAACACACACCTCTTTCATGAAATCCTGGGCTTGTAAGTAATTTTAATTTACCCATTAATATTGGTCCATCCCACCATACATCAGTTATAATATGAGATACTCTATCTAAGTCTATAAGAGAAGATTCAGGGTGATTCAATTCAGATAATGATGTCCCCTTTTCAATCATTTTTTTGTAATTATCAGCTTCTCTTTTTAAAATCCTTTCAGGGTAAATTCTACCGTTCCTATTTGGTGTATTATATTTTTGTAATACTGCATAAAATTCAAAAGGTTTTGTATGGTCCATGAAATTTTTGGATTCTCTGATTAGTTCAGAATTATACTTATCTTTAGGATTAATAAATCCTGCGTCATATTCGATAAGAATTCCTTTACCTACTTGGCCTGGTTGTATTATTTGTAAACTCATTGTCAATTTTAATTATAAATATTGAAGTATTTGAGTTTATACTTTTACTTTATCTTTTTTGCTTAAATAATAGGTGAAATACCTACTCTCTAAAAATCCTTTTTGGAAAACGTCTCGGGATAATTTTTTTAGTGAACCTCTTAAACTATTTGATTTAAAATCAATACCTTCTTCCTTTAAGTATAAATTTATTTCAAGGTTAAGAAATGATTTTTTTCCTAATGTTAACCCACTCGACCTTAAATCTAAATCAACAATAAATTTATCATCAAAGATTGATTTATCTAATGAATCTAACACAACATGTTTTATTGTTCTACTTAGATTTTGTACGACTCGACTCCAATTTTCCGAGTCTATAATTGGTTCTACCCATGTTTGAATGTTTAAATACAGTGACCTTAGATTAAATGAGTCCACTGTACCATAAATAACTTTGGCAGTTCTGAACCCTGCGATTTTTGAGGTTTTCCCCTTTTTCATTAAATTCCATATTTTTAAGTTTATTTTTCAAAAAAATAAGTATATTTGTATCAATAGTCAAAAAAAGAAAATTTTTAAGATATATGTAGTATATGATAATAGTTAAAGTGGATAATAAAAACTCAATAGAGAAAGCTCTAAAACAATACAAAAGTAAAATTATTAAGATAAGACAAATGTCTGAATTAAATAATAGAAAAACTTTTATAAAGAAATCAGTTATAAAAAGACAGGAACTTCAAAAAGCTAAATACGTACAACAAAAATTTAAATCTAATTTAGATTAAAGATTTTCTTTTAGTTTTTTCAGTTTGAATAGTGTAAACTTGTTACATTTTTCTGATGATACTCTCTCGATAGTTTCGTTTATTCGGGATAATGTTTCCGAATCGGAACCTTTTTTAAGATTTGATAATTTATTAATTACCTGATTTTTAACCTCATTAAAATCATTATTTAGAGATGAATCGTCAGTGTTTAAAAAATCAATTAATTCTTTCTTTTCAGATTCATTTAAACTTTCAACGTAACTAGAAATTGTTTTATTTGCTATTCCAACCATAGTACTTAATGGTAGATGAACATATTCTTTTTGTATAGGTTTTGGTTTTGTTAACGATTCTTTAATTATTTTTTTACTTTTTATTTTAGATTCAATTGTTAAAACATCAGTGGAAAATAAACTATCAATTTCAGGATAGTCGTTGTTTGAATTGACGTTACTTACCCAATTTTTTAATCTTAAAATATCTTTTTCTTTAACTTTATTAATTGTGTTTTCGTAAATGGTTATACATTCATTTATATAATCATTTGCAAGGATATCATTTAACCCTCTTTTATAATTTAATTCGTCATAAAGATAAAATAATTTACTAATGTTTTTATTCTCTAAAACATATACTTTAAATCTTTTCAATTCTTCTTTAAAAGTATCATTTGAGTACGACTCAACTAATACTTTTTCTATCTTTGATTTTAATAATCCAAACTTAACCATCTTGTATTTTTTATTATAAATATCAATCACCTAAAAGTTTATTCAATCTATCCTCAATTTCACCCAAAGAATTTTTCGCTTTGGATAAATCTATGTAGGAACCATCGTCAGTTAAAGAATCAGATTCTAGTAATATTTTTAAATTATCTCTATTTAATGATTCAGGGGTTACTCCCGCATCACCGCCAGGTTCAGGTCCAGGAGGTGGTGTAGGTGCTCCCATATCCCCCCCGCCTGGAGGTGGTGGGGCGGCCCCTCCTCCCGCAGTATCACCTGACTTGGAACCATAAAGTTTATCAACATTATCAAATAAACCTGTGTGACTTATAATTGTTGCAGTATTAGTTAATTCAGCACCAACGGCCTTTTCAATTCTTTGTTGTTGTAAATCAAGTTTTATTTCTTCATCTGAGAAACCTAAAATATGTTTTTTGGCCCATGAAACTGATACAGGAGCAATACCTTCTATTGCGGTTACTGCGTCTTTATATAATAATATTTTTTCTTTCCAAACGTCAACTTTTAATAAATCAGCTTGTGTTGATGGGTTAGTTAATCCTAATGTAAAATTACCTAACTCATCTTCAAAACCTAACAGAAATAAATGTATAATCGCAATTTTATTTAATTCTGCAATCATACATTTTTGTATTCTATTAATAGTTCTTGCAAAACGAATATCTTGTAACGATAAATTTTTACCTTCACCAACAGGTTCTTCAAATCCTAAAAACGCTTTAGGTACTCGTAATGCGGTTAATAATTTTTTCTGAATATATTCAATATCAGCAATTTCAGCTAAATTTTGAGCCCCAGGTAAAGTGTCAATAGGTGATGCTTGTGCAGGGTCACGAACAGGAATAAAATAATCTTGGTCTACGGCCATCTGATTAAATCTTAAATCAACATTACCTGTTTTGTCATCTACTATTTGATTTCTTTTAAATTTATTGGCAACTCTTTGTACGTATGCCTCAACGTCTTTGTCATCCATATTACCGACAAAAACTTTAAATACTCTTCTTTCAGGCGCTCTTGATGTTCTATAAATTAACATAGCGTCTTCAGATAATAATAATTGTTTCCAAATACGTCTTGCCTTTTCTAACATAGATGTTCCGTATGGAAGTTTTCTATCGTCACCTAACAATCTAAAATGTGCTATCTCCCAAGCATTAAATTCCATGTCTTTAATTTTCCATTTAAATCTAAGACCTTTATTCTCTGCAGGCTCCTCAATATTCTGTCTTGTTGCTTGTGCAGGCATACCTCTCTCTAGTCTTTCAATTTCGATATTTGGTAATTGCATACAACCAACCACACCTTTTTCTGAATCTAATTTTAAGTAAACAAAATTATCACCATATTTACATGTGTTTCTTGTCCACATTGGTAAATTAGTATTAATATCTAACACATTGTTAAATAAATCGGCTAATATTCCTTTAATACGTTTAGATTCCGAATAAATTTGTAACATATAACCATTTTGGTCAACAGTTGTTGATTCTTCACCGTATATATCTAACGCGGCTGAAATCTCAGGAGTGTATTCCATAGATTCATAATCATAAAATGATGCTAACCTTGTTGGTTCGTAATAGACCGCCTGAGTATATAAGTTACTTTCAATCTTGGTCCATTGACCCGACAAATACATAGTTTGTTGAGCTTGTAATAACTCTCTATCGTATTCTTGTTTTGAAGTAGTTTTTAATAAATCTTTTTTATCAAATTTGTACGTTGGGTAATCTTGATTCAATAAGGCATTGGGTCCGAGTGCATGGGACAACCTTTGCCAAACCGTTAGATTATTGTTATTATTTTCCATATAATTAATTTAATCACAAACAGAAGTAATATAAATAGTTATTGATTATTACCTTTACTATCACTACCTTTTTGTTGATTTATTTTATTATCACCGCCAGGTTTAACAGAACTAATTCCTTGACCAGGAACATTTAGCTTACTTCCATTAAATTTTTTACCCGACCTTTTTCTACTTGTTAGACCCATAGTTTTATTTTATTATAAATATTGTCTACCACCAAATAACCAAGCGTGTTTCATATATTCTTCTCTTGGTATATGACCTGAATTAAATTGTGATATTCTTTCATTGTAATGCGGTATCACGGGATTAAACGCTATTTGTTGTGATACATTTTCATTATTACTAACCGACCATGAATCAATCATTGCTTTAGTATGTTCAGTTACTTTTGTTAAATTACTAAATGACGATTCAGCAACATAGGTTGCCATGGCAATACCCATAATAAGGTCATCGTGATGACCTTTTTGGTGGTCAGGTCTTCCGTTAATATATACAAATGTATTCATCTCGTTAAATAAACGGGAACTGTATATTTTAAACTCATGTCTCATTACCTCCTCAAATGAAGCAATTATCTGTACACGTTTATTATTAAAATTTATTCCAGGGATTTTTTCTAATGCTTTAGGGTCATACTTCCATTTATTAGAAACATCAATACCATCAACGTATAAATTTTTATAACCCATTTCTTGCATTTTCCTTGCGGTAGAAACACCCATACCACCTGTAATATCAATCACCACAAAACAAGAATACATGTTGGCCCATTTATAACATATCTCAGCCATTGTGTCAGGAGGTAATTTACCAACGTATTCTGCAACTTGTTCTCTATTATCAAAATCAATGATTTGGAAACAACTAAAATCTTCACTATCTCCTCTTGATACATCAACTCCCATAACATATTTGTGACCTACAATGGGTTCTTTCCATATCCATAAAGCATTACCCATCATTTTGTTTGTCGGGGGTTTAATAGAATTCTCTTTAATTTTTTGTAACATTAAAGAATCGAATACGTTATCACCCGAACCTAAAAAGTTACATTCTAACTCTTGAGATACTTTTCTCTTATCATACTTAAGTTTTTTGACCATGTTCTCAAACCAAGTAGAACATGGTTTATAACCTTGATTCATTAACTCTTTTACTTCTTTATAATCCCTATTCTCAAAAGGTTTTTCTTCCCACTTTATAAAATCAGATTCATTATATTCTTCTTTATTTAATAAGTAGTGTATTATACTTTCAGTTTTAATAAAGAATAAATCTTTGGTATATCTTGGGTCTCTAAACCAATACATTTCAGTAATCTTAAAATCGTTCATGTTACGTAATGATTGGTCATAAATTTCATAATAGATTGGGTCGTATCCGTTAGGTGTGGAAACTACGATTACTTTACCTCCCGTAGATAATGAGGCCATACAAGCCGCCCAAAAATCACTGTCCGCTTCGATAAAAGCCGCCTCATCAAATACAAGTACAGTAGGTGTAAATCCTCGTAAGGCGTCTTTAGATGTTGCAACCGCCTTAACCTCACACCCATTGGTTAATTTGTAATGTTTAGTTGATTTTTTATTAGGGTCAATGTCAACACCCGTCCAAGACGGCCATTGGCTAACGAACATTCTAATTTTATTTGCCATTTCAATAGAAGTGTCCAATTTGTTAGCGATAATAAGAATCTTTTCAGGTTTTTCTTTTTTAGCAAAAACTAATTTTTTAGAAATCCAAGCACCTGTAACTGTTGATACACCTGCCTGTCTGTACTTTAATGCGATATTTTCGTTATACTGCTCATAGTCTTCAAGTAATGTTACTTGGTCTGGAAATAATTCTAACGGTACATATTTTGATACTGTATTGTCATATGTTTGCAAATAGGTTCTTAATGCGTATGGAGTATCTCTCATACACTTAACATACTCTAAAAGAAGTTGTTCTTTTGTTAAACTCATAAAACTATTTTACTATAAATATTAAAACCCTCACTTAATTTAATAAATGAGGGTTTATTTTTGTTGTTTTGTATTTTATAATCCTAATTGTGAAAGGTCGATATCGTCATAATCATCATCGTCATCGTCATATTGATTCATACTTCTTTCATATTCTTGTTTTTTTAATTCTGAAACTATTTCATCAACCATCCTTTGAATGAATTGTTGTCCTTTAGGGTCTCCTTGTAATATAAGTTTGGCAACTCTAAAGAATTCATTCGCATCTAATTTAGAAAATCTCATAAATAGATAATGTTGGATGTGTTTCATATCATCCTCGAATAATTCTATCGGGTATGTCGCAACAAATTTTTCCCAAAAAATAGGTCCTAATCTTGAATCCCAAATCTCAGCAGGTAATGTATCTTCAGAACCCATAACCATTTCTTGTTGTCTTGGGTCATCAGGTAATCCGTGAGTACCAAATACTTCATAAACACCTTTTACCAATTCATGAATTAATAACGGAAAAGTACCTGCCCTAGCCTTTACTGTTGGTGGGTCGGTCTCATCATCAATTTCACTTTGACCTAATTGTCCACCTCCCGAACCCGCCATATTTTCCATATCAGGGAAAACCCAATATAGATGTTCCATTAATGATTGGTTAACACCATACATCTGTAATAATCTTGGGTCAATATTGTTTATTTCATCAGCCGCCAAGACATACATGTGTCCACCCTTGAACGCCGCACCTTGTATTAAAGAATTTATAAATCGTCTTTTTGCTTTCTCTAAATTGAATTTTTCGAACTCATCTACAAAGTTTAATAAATCTTCGGTATGTTCTTCACCTTCTTTAAAAGCATCTTTAATCTCATCTTCAGAAGGATTTTGTGATTGGGTTTGCATCCCTTGAGCGGCACTCATAGGTCCACTAACTAATTCGGCGTCGAATTGTAAAGCTCCTTCAGGAATCCCCATTTCTTTTTTAACCAACTCAACCGCTAATTCTTCAAGTCTTTGTTTATTTCTTGATTCAATAGATGAAATTTGTTGTAATGATTGCATACCCATCATCATCAAGTTCATAAAAGAGTTTGGTCCTTGTAGAGGTTGGGTATTACCTAAAAATCTTCTTACTTTATCAACTGAGTCTTTAAATCTTTTTGATGCAATCACCTCGATAAAATCTCTTTGTTCTTGAGGTATTGCGGGGTGACCATGAAATGGAGTCTCTCTCTGTGTTATTTTTCTCTCAACATCCTGACCCATTCTTTCAGGACCTTCATAATCTATGGGTGCCTCAGTTAAACTTTTTTTGATTTCATTTAATAATGATTTCTCATTATAAGTTAAACCTTCTCTAACTAATTTTTTTTCTAAATTAGTTTTTGCTCTTAATATTTTTTCCATTTTATAATTAACACTCATCTTATTTTAGATTAATTCCAATAGCATCAAATGTCAACCAATTAGGTAGTTTTCCCTTGTCAGCTTTTGGTGCGGGTTTAACTTTAGGGTTATATGGGGTATTTGTATCAGGTTTACCAGGTTTTGTAGGTGTTTTAGGTATTGGAGGTGCAATCTTGGTATCTCCCGCTTTTGGACTTTTCTTTGGTCCAGGTTTAGGAGCATACGGATTATCACGTTCAGGGCTTTTAGTTTTTTCTTTTTCCTTAGTTCTCTCCTTTTCTTTAGTTCCTTGTTCAAAAACCAAATTTAGTAAATCCCTTTTACTCATTTTAGGTGTAATATGTTTTTCAACCAAAGACATAATACCTTTTTCTAACTCTTTTTTATTGATACTTTCTTTTGCCATTTTACTTAATTGTCCTTTCATGTTATTTGCATAAGCACTACCCACTTTATCCAAATAATTTTTCATGGTGAATTCTTCTTTGGTTTCTTTCTTTTTAGTTTTAGGTAGTTTTTTAAAATTTGTTTTTTCCGCAAATTCTTCAGCCATTTTACACCATTTTTTTTCTTCTTTTGTTTTTCCATCACCACATTTCGCAAAAAAATATTTTTGTTGTTTTTTAGATACGAATTTTTCCATTAATTCTTTCTCTTGGATTGAATTTGGGTCCCCGTCACCTGTAGGTCCTTTTTGAATTGGTTCTTGGTCATGACCTGTTAATCCCCAATTAATATCTGATTCTTCATCTTCTTTAACTTCTATGTTTTGACCTTGTAATTTAGAAGGGTCTTTTAACATTTGATTTAATTTAGCCTTTTGGTCTTCTTTAGAAGAATCAAAAACCATTGTTTGAGTGTTTACAATTTGTTGTTCTTTAGTTTCTTTTTTATTTTCAACTAATCTACTATACATTGAATTGATTTGAGCTTCGTTTAGCGTATTAAGTAACGAACCTTTAAACCCATGGTTTAACAAAGATAGTATTTTTTTATTATTTTTCATAAACCACTTTCTTCTCAAATTCAAGAACGAAATCTCGTTCATATAATTTATCTTTTACGGAGTCTTCAGTTTGACCAAAACTAAATACCAATCTTTTAACTAAGTCAAAATTGGTTGTTTCGTTTTCATCTTCCCACGCCAACGCTATAACTCTATCAATTGCGTCAACCATTGAAAAGTAATCAGAGTTTTGAATAACTGATAATGTTGTCTTATCTGTCTTCAAAACTCCAACTTTTTCTATGTAATCTAAATCGGGTGGAGATGGGTAACCATTCGATGGTTTTGATTCCCAAGAATCTCCCCATACATTTTCCAAATTATCGGAGAAAATGAATTCATAAGTTGTTTCCCCTTTATAATTTGCACCTAATTCATTTACATAAATTAAATAACTCATAAAATACTTCCTTTAGGAGTTACTTTAATTCTTCTACTATTATTCTCAAATATTAAATTATTTTGTTGTGACTTTCCAACAAACTTTAAATTTGGGTATTTTTTAATTAACTTACTTGATGATATCTCTTGAGCAACTGTCTCAGATAAATTTTTAATCCTAACAATATTTTTATTTGTTTTTTCAGCTAAAACACTTTTTTGTTTTTTCTTTTCTTCTAAGATAACTCTCTCCTTTTCATCAACTCTAAAATATTTTTTCAAAATGTTGTCGACTTTAGACTCACTAAATAAACCTTCAATCATTCCTTCTACCGCACCTGACTCATCTTCTCCAAGTTCTGTAAACCTGTGTTTCTTACCTCTATAACCACGATTTTTACCGTAATTTTCATAATCTTCCTCTTCACTAAAAATATCATCAACAAATTCTTTACCATCGTCTAAGTCATCATACTCGGCAACTTCACCCGTCGCAGGTGCCGCTGGAGGTGCGGGAGCCACTTCAGGTGACGGCATTTCAGGTGACGGCATTGGTTCACCACCTTCTTCACCTTCTTCTTCACCTTCTTCTTCACCTTCTTCTTCACCTTCTAATTTAGAAATAATTTCATCTAAATCGTCATCTTCTAATGAATCTAAATCAATTGCGGAAACTACGGAGTTAATTACATATTTAATATCTTTAGAAGACATTTCATTTTCTTCGTCTTCCATAAAAGTTCTAATTTTTTGAGCCAATTTACCTGTTAGTTTTTGAATCATTTTAAACGTAACATCTTCATCATCTTCAGGTTCTTCATCTGGCATATCCATGTCATCTTCAGGTTCTTCATCTGGCATATCAGCACCTCCCATATCAGCATCTACAGGTGCTTCAGGAGCGGGTGCAGGAGCGGGTGCAGGAGCGGGTGCGGGTGCAGGAGCAGGAGCGGGAACATCCTGTTCATTAGTTTCACCACCATCTAACTTAAGAAAATATTTTTCTTCCACATCATCCTCACTTTCAAATAAAGAAATATTTTTAATATAACCTTCAGAAGAATTAATTTCCTTGGCCATAATGTTTAATCTCTTAAGAGCTTGAGAATATGATGGGTAGTATTTTCTATCTTTCATTGATTCCATATAATCAGCAACCGATTCATTCAACCCCTTTTTAATTATGTAACCATTATTCTCCTTTACAATAACATATGTATTACCATCTGATAATGTTTTTTGATACTCCAAAGATTTATTCTCATTGATTGGAGTTGGGATATGCTCATTATATTTCGCTATTTGTAAAATACGATTTATTTTGTCCATTCCTTGTAGTTTTTCACTACCAATTGGTCTCAAATTTCCCATTTTATTTTTGTTTTTGTTTAAATTATTTTATTTATAAATATATCGTTTAACTTAATTATCGATTTATTTAGGTGATATTATTATCTACGTCAAATTTTTTAGATGACACAATTGCAGCACCTCTACCAAATGAAGAGTTCCTCCTACCAGCATTTAAATCCGCAAAGTAGTTAACTGAATCTTCTTTTGATTTAAATTTAGGGAGAGAACTTGCTGATTTACCTTTAGTAAAATATGTAATTGCAACTTTAGCAGCAATTTTAGGGTCTTCCATTAACTCAGGATTAGATACTAAATCCACTCCAACCATTCCACCGTATTTACGATAATTTGCTTTACCTGTAAGACCATTAAGACCTCTACCAACATATTTCCATCCATCACCAGGTTGGTCGTTTCCTAAACTTAAACCTGATTTATATCCGTAAAGACAATCAAAAAATTTCGCGTCATTACATTTAAGAGATTTACACATGTTACCTCTTTTGTTACCAAAGATACTAACAATTCTACTATCTGAAGTCCCACAATAACCAACTTCTTTAAAACTTTTAAAATTACTCTCTTTGTCAATAACCGATAAAATACCTATTTGAGCGTAAGAATCAGTAATACCCACTCTTTTCATTTCATCAATTAATGATGAAATAATATTTTTTTGTGAACTATTATAACTACCAACTATTTTAACATTCCCCATCACTTTAGAATCATTTGTTAAATTTGGGTCTTCATCTTTTTCAATTGATGACATATTAGAATCGTTAAAATCTTTTAAAACTAAAATGGAAAATAATTTTGTTAAGTCTTCACTTGACATAGTTCCATCCCCATCCAATTTGTATTTCTTTTGGAAGTCTTTAACCGCTATTTCAGTTTCATTTCCAAATTTACCATCAACACCCCATTTAGGTAATAGGAACCCTAAAAACTGTAGTGCTATTTGAAGTAATTCAACTCCTCTGTCAACAGGGATTGTTGATTCAACACCTTTAAGATTTTTGAGTTCTTTTTTAGATTGTACTAATTTATAAAACTCACTTAAAATTTTATTTTTTCCTTCTTCGGCATTTTCTAAAGTTGTGATAACATTTTCTTTTTTAGTATTAGCAAACTCAGAATTATCTTTAATCAATTCATTTGCAGAATCTACTATTTTTTTATCTATCTCACTATCTCTTTTTAATGGTAAAGAATCGTCTGATGGTGGTGGAACAGTTTTTCCACTTCCACCTGCAGAACCAACAAATATTTTATCTGAATTCTTTAATAAATCTCTTAAATGTTTTCCTCTTGGTAATCCAATATGAACGTGAGTCATATTATCATGACCGACCCATTCAGATATAAGCCCAATAACATCACCCACTTTAACTTTATCGCCCTTTTGTAATTTTACATTCTTCAGGTGAGTATAAAAAATATCAGGATATCCATTAGTCCCTGTTATTGAGACTTGTGTACCAAATACTTTACCTGAATTTTTACCTGTGTCCCTTATTTTTATTACGGTACCTTCAGTATATGAATTAACCACAGTACCTGCAGGGGCGAATATATCCCAAGCATTATCCGATTGCCAATTACCAAAGGCTCGTTTACCATGGTTAGATGGACCATTTTCAATGTCTACTTTAAATTTACCACCGATGGTTGTCGTCGCTTCTTTTAAGGATAATCTTTTATCGACCAATTTATTTTTCATACTTTTAATTTTCTCAAGGTAACCATTTCTTCTCAATATTTTAAATACAAGATTTTCATCAGAATATTCCCCACCAGACTCTAAACCACATTCTCTATATTTTCTGATTTTATTAACGTATTTTTTGATTAATGATTTTGCGGTGTCAATATCCTCGTCTTGTATGTTTTCCGCAACACCATCGATTATTCTCATCCATTGTTTAGCTTTTTCAGTTACATTGGTTTTATTAATATTAACTAAATCTTTTTTAGGTGAACTTTTCCATTCATCATATAATATTGAGTAGATTGCAATGTTCTTTACATCCTTTTCAATATTCTCATCCTCAACATAAAGCTCAACGTCATACCCAAAAATTTTAATATTTTGTTTATTACCGTAAATTGCTTTTTTTAAGTAGAACAACTCTTCGTATAAAGTTTTTACATTTTCAGGAAATTGACTAAAATCAACAATTATGTGGATGTCGACATCAGAATAGTTAGACCAATTATAATTGGCCAATGAACCTGTCATTACAACATCAGACACTATAATATCAACATCTAAAAATTCTATAAAATCATTAGCAATCTCTAACAGGGTCTCTCTAACTTTAGGGACCATTTTTGTATTTGAAGATTTTGGATTAACCCATATCTTTGGGTTAAGATTGTCTTTTAAATTAAAACTTTTTAAGATAGATTGTAAATTGCTCATTACCCATAAATATCATAATTTTTTGTATTTAAAGGTTTTTGAAATTTTGCTTGTAAAAAATTTACCTTGTGACTCGGATAATCTAAATTGAGTATAAATTTGATGAGGTACTTCATCATACTCGTATTTAGAGCCGTTTTTAAATTCAACAACCAATTTTTTTGTTTCGGTATCATATTCAGTCTTAACTAAATTTGATGATTGGACTTCATTAATAATCTTCGTCCCCTTGATTTCCTCTTTCAATATTGCCATCTTCTAATGGTATTTCTAAATTTATTATTTTAAGTTTATCTTGAAGATAATCTACAAATTCATTATGGTCAATATCAAAGAAACTTCTTAACTCAGAAAATAATTTATCTCTTAGGATACTAAAATTTTGAAAATTTCTCATGATATCGTTTGGATAATAAGGAGGATTTTGTAAATCTTTCTCTGTCCACCCTTCTCTTTGAAACGCTCTTCTTAAATCTCTATAAGTCTCCAATAAGTCATTATCGGCTTTTAAAGTTTCAACGTATTTACTATAATGTTTCCTTATACTCATATTCATAAATATATTTTAATTGAGTTGAAAATAGTAAATTAAATATTATATTTTTTGAAAACGTATTAGTATGATAGAATCTAAGGATGGTAGTAACCAAAACAAAGGTAAAGGTAACGAGAATTCCCCGACACCTGTTTTGGACAATTTTAGTAGAGATTTAATAAAGTTAGCGGAAGAAGGTAAATTAGACCCTGTAATTGGTAGAGAACGTGAGATAACAAGAATTGCACAAATTCTTTCAAGAAGAAAAAAGAATAACCCAATCATTATTGGCGAACCAGGTTGTGGTAAAACTGCAATTGCCGAAGGATTAGCTATTAAGATATTCAATGGGGAATGTCCAAGAAACTTAACTGATAAAAGAATTGTATCATTAGATATGACCTCAATTGTTGCAGGTACAAAATACCGAGGTCAGTTTGAGGAAAGAATGAAAGTAATAATTGATGAACTTCAAAACAATTCAAATATTATTGTATTCATAGATGAAATTCATACAATAGTTGGTGCTGGTAATTCTTCAGGTTCCTTGGATGCGTCAAATATATTTAAACCCGCATTAGCGAGAGGTGAAATACAATGTATTGGTGCCACAACACTTGATGAATATCGAAAAAATTTCGAGAAGGACGGAGCATTAGAAAGGAGATTTCAAAAAGTAATTGTTGATTCTGCAACAAAACAAGAAACTTTAGAGATTTTAAAACATGCAAAAGACAAGTACGAGACATACCATAAAGTCTCATATACTGATGAAATACTTAACTTATGTGTTGATTTGGCTGAACGGTATATCACAGATAGGGAATTTCCAGATAAAGCGTTTGATATTATAGATGAGGTTGGCGCAAGAAGTCAAGTTGATATAAAAATGCCTGAAATTATTGAAAAATTAAAATTACAAGCTCAGGATATTAAATTAGAAAAAATTGAAGTTGTAAAAAAACAAAACTACGAAGAGGCTGCAAATTTAAGAGATAAAGAAAGACGAATTTTAGATAAATTAGACTCCGAAAAGAAAAAATTTGAATCTGAATTACAAAACCAAAAACGAGAAGTTAGTCTCGAATTAGTTTATGAAGTAGTTTCAAACATGACTAAAATTCCGATTTCAAAATTAAATTCTGATGAGACTCAATCATTGACTAAATTAGAAGAGAGTTTAGGTAATAAAGTTATTGGTCAATCTGAAGCGGTTTCTAAAATTGCAAAATCAATCAGAAGAAATAGATTAGGTATTAAAGACCCTAATAAACCGATAGGTTCTTTTATTTTCTTAGGGTCCACAGGTGTTGGTAAAACATATTTGGCAAAACAATTAGCAAAAGAAATATTTGGTAGTGAAGAAAATTTAATTCGAGTTGACATGTCGGAGTTTCAAGAGAAACATACGATTTCAAGATTAATCGGGGCACCTCCAGGATATGTAGGTTATGATGAAGGTGGACAACTAACTGAACAAGTTAAAAATAAACCGTACTCTGTTATTTTATTTGATGAGATTGAAAAGGCGAATAAAGATATTTTTTCATCACTATTACAAGTTTTAGATGATGGTCATATTACTGATGGTCTTGGTAGAAAGATTAATTTTAAAAATTGTGTCATCATTATGACATCTAATTTGGGAGTTAAAAAATTACAGGATTTTGGTTCTGGTGTCGGATTTAAAAGTAATAACAATACATATATTGAGGAGGAATATAAACGAGACTTGTTGAAGAAGGAATTACAGAAGTTTTTTGCACCTGAATTCTTAAACAGGATTGATGAAATAGTTATCTTTAATTCTCTTAAAAAGGATGAAGTTAAATCGATAGTTAAATTGGAACTTGATAAATTATTTGAAAGGTTGGTTAATCTGAAATATCAGATTACTTATGATGATACTATTTTAGATTTAATCTCTGAAGTTGGGTTTGATGAAACTTACGGGGCAAGACCTATTAAAAGAGCAATACAAGATAAGATTGAGGACTTTATTTCCGAAGAAGTATTAAAAGGTAATATAAATGAACAAACAAAATATATTCTATACGTAGAAGAAAAAGAAATCAAAATAAAGACAGTACCTGTTAAAAAGGGTAGAAAGAAAAAAGGGGATGAATAATCCCCCTTTTTTTTATCCAAACAATGTTTGTTGTTGTTTTCGTTTCGGAATGAAAGTGTGTTTAGTGTTACCTAACCTCTCAATCATTTTTTTACCCGTTTCGATACCACTGTAAACATCCTCAATAACAACATATTCATTAGGGGTGTGATAATTGTAATAACCAATAGAGAAATTGATACAAGCAAAATCAAATAACTGTTTTAAAGCGTAAACATCAGTATACGGGTGTGCTTGGTATTTTTGTCGATTTTCGAACCCCTCAGTTAAAGCCTCATTACAAGATTTAAAAAATTCGGTACCACGTTCAAATAATTGGACTCCCATACAATATTCGCTAACCATCCAATTACCAGGAGCATCAAATTCAATAACGTAACCAACATTACCAAAGAATTCTTTATCGGCATTTCTTGAGCCATGGCAACCTGTTTCTTCAGACACAAAGAAAGCCGCTTTTAGATTCGGTATTTCTTTTAACAATTCTAAACAAGCGTATATACCACATTTGTCATCACCACCAATACCTGTTGGTAATCCTTCATTGTTATAAGCCTTTAATGCGGGTTTTAAAACATTCTGAGCGTTTGGTAAATTACCTTCACGTATATTAATCGTGTCAATATTATGAACGGTATCCGTATGTGCAACTACACAAGGAAAATACTCAATATTTTCATCTGTTTGTTTTGTAACATAGATGTTGTTCATTTTATCAACAAAAAATGGGAAGTTGTTTTCCGTTAACCATTCGGTTAGGAATTTAATCATACGTTCTTCTTGATACGTTTTAGATGGAACGGACAAAACACTCTTTAATAATTCGTAATCTCTTTGCATATTACAAAGTTACAACTTTTTTCGGGATTTCAAAAATTTTCTTTCAAATAATTCCAAATTATATAAAAAAGAATTAAACTCATCAAGAGTTAGATTCCTGTTTTGAGTGGATTCGAATTGTCTTTGAGTGACTATTGTAATTTTATTTGTGAATGGGTCTATAAACCTAATATTGAATTTTAAGGATTTATCTTTTGGGGTTGAGTACCATTTATCAAAGTCGTAATTTTTACGGACTTCGCTACTAACCTTTTTAAATTCTTCTAAATTACTAAATCTGTCGCTCTCCTCAATTTCTTCTAATATTTTATCTAGTTGACCTGATACGTAATTATTAAATGATTCACTATCAAAATCATCACAACCATACTCGTACATATATTCTTCATAAGGACCAACACTAAACTCATGAGCTAATTTACTCATTAATTCCTGTATTGTTAAATCGTGGTCTCCATATTTCTTATAAAGAGATAATAAAACATTGACCGTTGTCACATATTTATTAAACATATTTTTTTCAAAAATACCATAATTAGTAAACTTATCTTTTAAGTCATCAGTTATTTCTTTTTGAGCGGTTCTTGACATACACGATTCTTTTTCTGATTGGTAATCATCAACAATATTTTCAGTTTGTCTTTGGAATGTACCAATTAGTAATTTGGCAATTTGAGGGTTTGTTGAGTCCTCCATTTTATTTAAATTTGGGTTAAAAAATGACATTATCTCCAAAACTTTACGTCTATTTTCTTCGTTAAATTCATACAATAAATAACCATTCCCCCAATCTTCGTAGGCATAATCAGATTGGTAAAATCCCATATCACTATCATAATAAGAAAACAAATTTCTTAAAAACCAAATATCACCTTCACCCAAGTCAAATAATTTAAAATAATCTTCATTATAGTCAAATGTTAATTGTACCATACTTTTACCAGGTGAATTTTTATTAAAACGAAAACCACTAATTAAATCATCATACCTATTTAATGTGTGACTTGAGTATTCTTCACCATTTTTTATTTTTTTTAAAATTTGGTAAATATTTTGTGCTGGAATTGTTTTATAAACAAGGTTTTCTATTTGTGGGAACCAATGAAAAAAAGTTGATGTTTTAATTTCTTGGTCTTCATCATCTAAATAATGTGTACCATAATCACTAACACTAATAACATAAGATTTTGTCGGGGACCAATCGTTACCTTTTTTATCAACAACTATAAAAGTGTCACCGTATTTATGAGTGTTCCATTTTTTCCATAAGAATGGAGGTCCAAAATATTTTGCGGATTCATAGGAAAGACATTTCAGGAAGATAATATTATCATCTTCATATAAGATTTTACTACCTTTATAGGCATCATTTTTTAGTTCTTCCTGTTCTGACATATTTATACAAATAAATATTGAAAAATTTGATAATAAGGATTTTTTTTGTATATTTGTAAAACAAAAGTTCTTTAACATATGGGGGTAACCTTGGAAATTGACTGTCATAGTTAGTTACTCGGGGCACGTCAAGGATGAATCTAACCTTGTTAAAATGGTTCAAAATCGATAAACGGCAACGTTATCAACAAACTTTCTGCAGTAGGACTTGTTCGTACTGAGGAAGTGGCGGTAGCTTAATCAGATTAAGCGAAACCTTCGGGTCGGTGGACATATAACCCAGGAACAGAAGTCTTTACAAAGGTGTGGTTTCTACCCGAAAAGGAACAAGTGGAGGATTAGTTCTCAGTAAACCGAACCACTTTAAAAATAAGGGAATTGTGAAATTTCGGAACATTAGCTCAAATGTTGACCTAAGCGTGTAGTCCTTAGTAGGTAATGTGAGCAGGACGCGGTTCGACTCCGCATACCTCCACCAATTAAAAAACCCCACCTTTTCAGGATGGGGTTTATTGTTTTATCTAAAAGTTGTTAAATGTCCAAACATTTTTTTTCTTCCGTCATTTTCGGGTATACCAAATTCTAACTTCCATAAGTAGACACCGTCTTGACAGTAGTTACCATTAAAAGTACCGTCCCACCCAACTAAAGGGTTTTCACTAACCCATATTAATTCTCCCCATCTATTATAGATTTCCATTCTAAAATCATATGGGTCAAGTCCTGATGTAAATACAGGTTTCCATATATTGTTATGTTCATCTCCATCAGGTGTGAATGAGTTTGGTATATATATCAACTCTTCAGGGCATTCGTCAATAATAACTGTAGTTTGTTCTGGGTTAGAAATACATCCGTTTGTTGTTGTGGTAACTGAAATTATATAAGTTCCTTCACTACTAAAAGTTTGATTGTATGCTTGGGTATTATAAATACTATCAATAAATGACCATTGATTAATTCCTTGAGGATTTGATGTCAATTCAAAATTGATGTTAACCGAATCTCCCATACAAACTTCAAAAAATGGGTTTGACGGTGTTAAGGTTTCAATTATCGGTTGTGGGTAAACAATAATTGTCTCGGTTGTTGTAAACAAACATCCACTTTGTGTGTAAGTATACGTTATAAGATTATTACCAACCGCATTTATGGGAAAAAAATCATTATTTATAACACCATTTCCTGTATAATAACCACCAATAGGTGATGATTCTAAAGTAACAAATTCGTCATAAGAACAGAATGGACCGACAGGATTTATAAAAGGTGTAAGATTAAAAATAGTTATATCGATTAGTTCTGTTTGAGACTGACATCCGTTTCCGTCAATACCGTATACAGTTATCATGTTATTGTAAAAACCTGATTGGGTACCATTAACGTCAACAGTAATCTGATTTGTTCCTTGTCCGTTATTAATAATTCCGTTGGTTGTTGACCAAACATAATTTAAACCCGTAATTAAATTTGTTGTGTTATAAAAATCACTAATAGAATTAATACATATAGTATCCTCACCAACAATAGGGTTTATAATTAGTGGTGGAGGGTCCATTAATGTAACGTTACTTGTTATTGTACACCCTAAAGCATCTGTTAAAGTAAAAACATAATTCCCTGAACATAGGTTGTTTGGATTGAATCCAGATTGGGGTCCATTCCATGAAATTGTTTGAGCTCCATTACCTCCATTCGGAGTTATTATAAGACTACCATCACAATACCCGTTACAAGTTGGTTCATTAGATATTATGGTTGGTAAAGGTAAATTAGGTGGACCAGGAACAACTAATACAGTATCAGGACCTAAACCAAGTGAACCATTACATGTTACCCATCCTGCATTACATGTCGGATATACAAAATGACAGGTGTAACTCGCTCCCGCGGCAGGTGGGTTAACCGTTATTGATGGACCCGTCCCTATTGGTATAGGATTACCAACCTGATACCAAGTTAATGTCGGAGTCACTACAGGTCCTGAAGGTGTCCATCTCCAAGAATCATTTTGTGCAACCCAAGCGGTTGAGTTTCTTCCTGGTACTGTTATCCCAATTGTACCTGCTAAATTATGGATACCCTCAACAGAAGTTCCATTTTGCCATTGTAGACATGCAGGTTTACTTTGAATGTGATTTTCTATGATATTAGTTGTTTCATAAATTATAATGTGAAACGTACCAAGATTAGAAGTACATGAATACATTGGCATATTAACCCAACTAACAATTAATTTACGACAAGGTGCAACTCCTTGAACTTGGTATTTTATTTGACCACCAATTCCAGGGTGCCAATCTTGCCAAGGACCCATTATACAATTTTTTGGTACTAAGCCATTAGTTGTTGGTATTGATTGAGAAGTAAATGTTGTTGGTTGGTTTGGCGAAAAAGATATCCATCCGTTAGACCCTATCCAAAATTGAGTATACGTCGTACCAAAAAAACAAAAATTAAAACCTATATTAAACGGACCCTGTTGGGAATCATCGGTCATTGTTAAATTAGTACCGTTATTTACTTGAGCAACGTAAGGTATATTTGTTACATTATAATTTGTTGTTTGATTTGGATTAATACCCCCAACTCCACATTGGGTTAAGTCCGCGGTAAGTGTTGTTGAGTTGGACCCGCAAGGTAATAATTGGTCAGGACCTAAATATGGACAGTATTGTCCGAAACCGACAAAACTAATTAGGTAGGTTAAAAGTGCTAAAATATTTCTCATAATAATAAATACAAAAACTAAGATTTAAAAGTTGTCACAATAATGTTTTGAATGAGCAAGTCTACCTTATGAATTAATATAAAATAAAAAAAAGAGGGAAGAATTTAACATTACGTTAGTTCTTCCCTCTTGTTTGTCCTAGGAATCTAAACCTACCGAGTTGTTAGTGAGACAACTACAGAACCCTGTGACGTTGGGTGGTGACTAGTATTCACGACTATTTGTTTTATGTGTTTTCCGTTTTAAGACCTAAACACTGTGGTTATCATAGTACCCACATCTAAAAAGAGGTCCCTTACCAATTTTTTTCTCAAACTTCTTCAGTCTTTGGATTGACACCTCAAGGTAGAATTCATTTTTTATTAATTTTTAAGGATTAAAATTGGTCGTTATCAACTACAGAACAATCACCAAAAACCTTTACGAGAATTTTGAAGGTTAGTTTATACTCATAACTTCACGGGATATCGTTAATTACCGACCTATCATTTGTTTGGAGTCACTTAGTAGCGGGTGAGGGACTCGAACCCCCGTATTCGGCTTATGAGACCGAGCTGGAAACCACCACGATATTTTTTGTATAATACTGTTTCATTATTTCAGAATGTTTTTTTCTCGTTTCTTCATTTTGAAATCTTAATTTCGCCTTTTCGGAAAGTTTTAGTTTTGTACTTTCACTAAGAACTCTTTTTCTATTTCCTTCAGAAATTTTATTTCTTGTTTCTTCAGAAAAAATTCTACCTTTACTAATATCTGATAATTTTTGTTTAGTTTCATTAGTATGTTTTTTTCCTTTGAAATTAGAACCTCCTTCACCCCCCAAGGATTTATTATATGTATCTTTCCTTTTAATGAATTCTTCGGTAACTATCTCTCGTTCTTTTAAATCCATTTCATTCTCGGTATTGAATATGAACAAAATTTCTTTAGTGAAAAATTTTTTACCGTATTTCTTTATTGCTTTCTCTAATAAAACACCAGAACCAAAATAACTATCATTAATATTTTCTGTTTGGTGCTTACCTATGTAAATTTTGTTATTTAACGTATTTGTAATTTTGTAAATTGTATATTTCATATATATAAATATATCATTTTTAAACTAACGAACTACCTTTTTACGTTTAACAATGTATAGCTAAAAAAAGGCTGAGATTACACCTGTTAATTGAGAACCTTTAGAGTCATTATTGTTTCTACTCTTATCCACTTCCTTTTAAGAAGTATTCCTCAGTGACGGTCTTTTAGGTTTACCACTCCTTGAGATTTTGGTTACTCTCTTATTACTCAACTCTCTTCGAGGATGCCTCCCCAATAAATCCTTGCGGGACTAGAGGTCTTTGGTAAAACTACACTCAGACTTGGGGTCCTTGTGTGCAATGAACGGCTCATTACTATGTAGTCACCTTTCACCAAAACCTGATGGACACTTTTCCTTTATGTTCTTAAATGTTACTTCAATAATAGTAAAGTTTTTGTGTCGTGGATGAATCGAAGTAGTGGTCCACCTTAAGCTCCATTTCCTTTTGAGAAACAGAATACTATACTACTCCGTGAGATATCCCTACCTCCATATTTTAAGATTACTTCGTACCAAGACCTTGGTGGGTCTGTGGTAAGGATAGTAGCGACACCACTCGTTCTCTATCTTACCTTCAGGTATTACCCCTTCGGTTTTAAGTCACCTCTCATATTGGAACCCGCAATCATGTATTTGGAAATACATTTCTCACTTGATTCCTATGGGTTATTCTTATTGGTGTTCCCACCTCAAACAGACAATCCACATTGCCTATTCAGTTTTCCATTTCCCTACGAAGTTATCCTCGGTACTACAGGCTCACTGATATCCCACTTGTATACTCGAGTTCGGTTTCCCAAACCGCAGAACCACTAACACTGATGGTTCCACTTTATCCCCCTTTCGAGGTTTATTTTATGGACTATATACGGCCCAATATCTTTATCAGTTTCAGTTTCAAATCCTAAGATTTTAATCTACTCCTGAATGGATATCTAAAATTTCAAAGAACGTTATCGGACGTTTCCGATTTGTTTTACAAAGTTAAGAACAATTTTTTAAACTTCCAAATTTTTCTCTACTTTTTTTTTCAGATTTAGGAGACCTTTGTTTTACGGTAATTCCAACCTTTATCTGAAAGGTTTTACAAAGTTAAACAATTTTTTTTAATTGTCAAGTACTTTGTTAACTTTTTTCATTTTCCCTCTACCTCTTCCACTTTAGTTACGTAGACAGTGTATGTCTCGTAAAAATTAGCACGTGCCTGTGCTAAATTTGGATTTGGGGTGTGGTACCTAACACCGTTTTTTCCAATGTAGGAAAAAATCAAGTTATCAAGAACTTGTGTCCCTTCACTCATTTTTCGAGTTTTTAAAAGTTAATACTAAATTATTTAAAAGAACGTTATCAGTTATTTCTGATTTGTTTTACAAAGTTAAACATTTTTTTCTTTCTGACAAGTACTTTAAGAAAAAAAAAATAAAAAAGTTCCGAAACAGTCATTTCGGAAATATTGGTTTCTATATTAATTTAATAAAAATTAATTAATTGGTTATTGATTTATAAACATTAAACCTATATTTATTGTATCTAAAACAATAAATAATATGAAAAAGTTAATTTTTGGTGGTCTTATTGTTTTGTTAGCATCATGCGGAGGTGGAGCAACTTCAAACGAAGTTCCTGCAACTGACAGTGTAAGTACAACAAGTGAAGTTGTTGACTCAACTGCTACAAACAAAGTAGACACGGTAAAAACTAAGTAATTTGGTTATCCCCATCGAAAGGTGGGGTTTTTTATATCATATTTTTTTTAATACGATTAATCTCATTTAGAAGTTTTTCTTTTTTATTACCAACACTTTCAGAAGTTGCGAATGGTGCCACAAAACCACTTAATACAGAATCAATTAATGAATCGGCAGCCGTTTGAGCACTACTAGTATCTATTTTTAAAGTTGTTGTATTAGTTGTTGAGCTCGTTGATGATTTAGTTGTTGTTGTGGTTGTTGCCGAATCCGTAGTTTGTGAAGTAACTGTGTTATTAAACACGTAAATTGACCCATTATAATCCATATAATATTTATTAGGGTTTTGAGTTTTACCGCCTCCGTATCCTTTTTCAGTTAATTTACTTTTTATAACATCATTTAAAATTACATATACAGAATCGGGAGTACTGCCAGTTATATTTACCGTAATATTTTTTTCAGACCCAATTGAATTTAAATCAGTTAAAAGATTTTTATTTGTATTTTGGAAATTTGATTCAGACGGTGTAAAAACAATCTTAGGATAAGAAACTTGTAAAGCACCTTCGGAAATAACTACTTTATTAATCCTATTAATTTTTTCTATTTCATTTAATAATCTACCCATGTTTTTATTTTTTTTGTTTTCGGATAATCTACCTAAAGCACTAATCAACCCAAGGGTGTTGAAATCCAAACCCTTTGGTTTACTGTCTGTTGGAGGTGGTGAGGTTGTTGTTTTTGTAGTTTCACTACTATCATCGGAATTGTTATCAGAATCTTCTGATGAGGATGAAGATGAAGTTGAGGTTCCATCATCCGATAGTCTTGAGACATGAACATGATGATGGTGATTAGGAAAACCAAACCATAAAACAGCCTTGTCATTCCCCCTTTCTGAATTTACCTTATAACCCATACTTTCTAAGGCTTTGACAAATTTTTCTATTTTATCATATATACCTTTCTTTTTAGCATCCTCTTTACTACCATAACCCTTACCATCAAACATCGCCAAATCAACCGCCAAACCTCCAGGATTGTGTCTTGACCCAGGTCTGTGCCCTGTAACCGCAGTTGTAACACTTGCTTTGGTGCCCGCGATTATTGCAGCTTTGTCAACATCAGCTAATAAAGATGGATTAATTTTGTCTTTAGATGGTGTACTACTACCAACTACTCTATCTTTAAAATTAATACCTGTGTACTTTGAAGTATCTACTAATTGTGGTCCTTCTAAAATATAAATTATCATCTCTAATAAATATAGAGATTTATTTTATTGTTCTAAATGGGTCATTAAAACGCCTCCTATTTGAGATGCGTGAACTTCTAAATGATTTATAGATTCTATATCAAGCTTAGTTTTTTTCTTGATAAAGTCTAAACCTAATGTACCAATAAATTTGTCATCAATTGTTTTTATTGCTAATAGATAACCTGATTTACATCCCGTATCTTCCGCAATATATTTTAAACCATATGTTGCAATTGATTCGTCTTTATAATCAGGAATTTCTATAACATCGTTATGTAATAACTGATTTATTGATTTTGAAAATAGATTAACGGGTATGTTATGAAAATTTGACTGTACGGATGACGCTCCTGAACCTACAGATTCATACATAACTGAAAACTTAGCCATAGATTTTCCTGTCGGGTAGAAATTACCTCCATTATGAAATTGTGTAACCCATACTCTATCGGCATTAAACTCTTCTCTAATGTGTTCTATTTTTTGATTTATTAATTCACTGACTCTAAGTGTATCATGAACCATGTCAGGTTTTTTCTTATTTTTTTCTAATAAATGTCTTATAAATATAACCGTTAAAGGTCCAAATATACCTGTAATAAAGGCAACAATAATTTCTATACTAACCATTTAAGTAATTTTACTTAATAAATACTTTATAAAAAAAAAAAGTATGACTTTTCGTCATACTTTTATAGTTTTCTAAACTCAGGTTTTAATAATCTCCATATTATGTAGTCATATGGTTTTTTATCCCACATAGCAAATAGTACAGGACGTAAACCAGTTTTTGTTACATTTCTCATAACAAATTCTGCAAATTCTTTTTTAGTTGGTTCAGGGTCAACATCACCATACTTACCATATCTAAAACCATCATGTAGTTTACCACAATACTCATTTATTTGATGAAAATGGTATTTTAAATCCTTTTCATAAGATTTTATCTTATCATAAAATTCATCAGGAACATCATTTAATAATTCACCTATATCTCCTTGATTACTTAAAACTTCCCAAACAGAAGTAGTTGATATGTTAGTCATTATTTTATGTAATCGAAGATATTCTTCTCCTTTCACTTTTATTCTATTTCCATTAAAAAATTTTACTATAAAACCTTCATGGTTATCGGCAACCATTTTTTTCAAAAAAGTGTAATCAGTTATTCCATCATATTTTTTAACAACATTAAAGTTATTCCGATATGATTCCACGTCAAGTTCTTCACCAGACTCAGTTACTATTTTACCTAATAATACCACATCTCTTAAATCACCATAGTTAACCACTATTCTATTTTCAGGATATAATATTTCAAACAAATAAGTACAAGAAAAGTCTAATAAATTAGTCGAATATTTTTCATCAAATATTTTTTTGAATTCGGCTGATTGGTCTGAAGTAAAAGAACCTTTAGATGCAAATATCCATTCACCTTCATAGTTAAATAATATACCTAAAGAACCATCCATTTTTTCATACACATCAAATTCTTTAGTTGGTGTGAATCTTTTTTCTTCTATATTAAAAAATTTTTTAAATGGTCTTGCAACAACGTTACTATTTTCATCAACAACTAAACCTCTTGCTTGAGTAGTTACCTCATCCCATAAAGCGTATTGATTATATAAAAGACCATATTGTACTTTTGGGGTGTAGTTCCATATAGACAAAGGAAGAGTTGGATGAACTTGTTTTGTCACCAACCCATCCTCGTAATATTTGTTCAACAATTCTAACATGTTGCAAATATAGTATTATTTTTCGTTTAATAAAAATTTATTACTAATTGCTTTAAAGCTAATTCTTCTATCGTAAGAACGAACAACCACACCTTCTCTATCAAAGTTAGAATTTAATTCGGACTTTTGGTTGGCATATTCTAACATATCATCAATCGTGTCAGGTAAATTAAATTCAAAGTCTAATATTGGAACCGTTTTTAATTTCATTTTTTGAACTAACTCAACAAACTCTAAAAATGGAATATTCTCTTGAGTGTCTATATTAAAACCATTAAAGAATCGAACTGTTTGACCTTTAATTTTGTACGGATTTCCTTGAATACCTTCCCCAATTAACTCACCTTGCAAACAGATATTGTTATCTAATTCACCTAATAATTCCTCTAACTTTAATTCGCGAGCAACTTTCCAAAAAGTATTTCCTTCACTTTCAGTTAATTCTAAATTACGAGAACACACTCCAAATACACCATCTTTAAAGTAAAATGTTGCTGAAGAACCGTCCAACTTTTCAGTTACGTAGAATTTATGAGCGGAGGTGAATCTGTATCCTTGGTATTCTTTAGCCAAGTTTTGGACTCTCTCTTCATCGGTTTTACGTAAGAAAGATGGAAACAATCCTTTTACTTTTCCTGTAAGTTCTGCAGGGATTGGTGGTTCGTATTTAACAATACCTAATATTTCAGTAACATCATCACCAATTCCAACCATAGGAAAACCATCTTCTGCAAACATTTCATACTGAATACCCCATTCTTGTTTTGATGTTGTCATCATAGGAATATCAGTAGTTTTTAAAACAGATAAAGGTAAAATTAAACCTTGTGATACTTGACCACGAAGTTTAATAGTTTTTAAACGGAAACCTTCTTGGTCACCCATCTTTTTGTGTGAACTCTTTCTTAAGAATTCAAACTCGTCTCTGATTGGTAAGAATGAATCAATTTCACAGTAAACAACTTTATCACCTACCTTATGACCAACATTCTTAGCAACAACAACTTTCCAACCATCAACGATGGCCAATTCAATCATATCAGCATCAGGGATTCTTTGGATATCCCCGATAACTCTAACACTTGCTAATTTTCTTTCCATATTATGATTCTATATTATCTTCATTAAAATCATCCGACTTCATTGAGTTTGGTGGGGTAAAATCCCAATTTGCATTCTCAAATTCTGTAACCCATTCACTAACATCTTCTCTTGTCCATATTGGGGCAAAAGATGGACGGTATTTAAATGGTAAATTTTTACTCTCATCCCATTCATCAAGTCGTTTCGTTACATCCTCAATTAGGTTTTTTCTTTTAGTATACTCAATCCATTGTCTGTAATCACCTTCTGAACGAATATACATAACATCCCCATAGTTATAAAATTCCATTTCAGGAAACCTCAAATTTGGGTTGTTAGTATATACATCAACAATACCATTATCTCCATTATATTCGCTACAAAGCTCCCTTAATGAATGTAAACTTTTAGGTCTTTCTTCCCAAACACTACCAAACTGACGAACAGAGCAAATGTAGATATACCCATCTTCATATGAATGAATAAGTCCTTCAATTTTATTTCTTAAAGAAATAAGTTCCTTCATTGTTAGTTTTGATAAGTCCATATTATATTTAATTATTGATTTGTTTTAATTTTTATTTCAATTAAATTTTACAAATTGTTTGAGTTTATCGTGTAATTTATAATAATTTTGGTAGTAGTTACCCTTTTTGGTTCTTTTGAGTTCTTTATCGTGGTATCCAGAATCATATGCTAAGTTTACCATATCTTCTTCATCTTTTTCCATATTTTTAATATGTTTTTGGATTTCAGATAATACATCTTTGATTTCATCATTTGATGTATTATTCTTTTTTTGTTCTAACCATATATTGAGATTTTGACGATATGTTTTCATA